ATCAGAAACTGACCCAGTTACTCGCATTGTGCAAATTTTTGCTAAGTCATTATTTTCATAACCATAAATGAAATTACCATCAATTATTGAATCAGATTCTAGAAAAATTTTAGAAATTCCAGTGCATCCAAAAAATTGATTGTTTGATTTGGATGTATAAGTTGCTAATGCATATCTATTATCTGCGTTTAAGTAGTAAAAGTTACCAGAATTACTAAATCCAATTGTAGAGTCTACAGTAGTAACTTCTGTGGTAGATGCGGTTCCAACAACTTTTGTTTTTGTTGAAACTTTAAATTTATTAATTATTGTTCCCTTTGAAAAAGAAATTTTAAAGTATTTTTTACTTTTTAAATATATTTCCTCTACATTTGCCACAGATCCACTTGCAGTTGGATTTACAAAAGAATCTTGATATATTTTGAGACCTACTAAATTTAAAGGATTTCCACTTATAGATTCCACGATCATATCATCAGTAACATCCCAATCTGCATCTGAAGGTAGAATTGTTTGGTCAAAGGGCTTTATAATATTAACCTGTTCCCCATATAAAACTTGAAACAAAATTTTAAGTGATGTATCTGTTCCTTTTGAACTATAAAAATCTCTTGCTCTCGATAAAATATTCTCTACATTTAATCCGCTTGAAAAACTTTTATTCTGCAAACCAGGTAAAAAGTGTTTTTTAAATTTTTTATAGAATTCAGTTACAAAAAGAAAACTTAAATTAACCACTAATGAATTTACATTATGTGCTGCTGCGTTAGTATCGCTAAAGGTTAAAAACTCAGGAGTTCCAACTGTTTCAATTGCAGATATTCCACTAAACCCACGAACGCAACCAGTAAATGTAAAACTTTCTCTTGTAAATGAAAATGAACCTTTTATAGTATCATCAGGTTCAATAAAATTATGAGTTGAAATTCCAGATATTGGCCTATCAACTGTTATCGTATTGGCACCAATGCTAGAAACTCTTGTGTTGGGTATAATTACGATCTTATCTTCTTTATCTTCACTTTTGACTGAGTATAGACCTACTATATCGTTAATTTTAATATCTGTAGTAGATATTCCACTTATAATTGTATCATACTTAGCATCAATTTTACCGTCATTTATTGCAATATTTGTTGAGTTTTTTCTTTTTCCAGTATAAGTAATAATTTCATTATCAATTTTTATGAGACCATATTTGTCAGGAAACCCTTCACCTTGATTTACAGTTATTTCATCATCAAAAGCATATGTTAATGATGTTAGGAAAACAGGTTTTTCTGGTGATGTTCTATTTGGTGCGGAAACTGTTTGCTTTTCAACTAATGAAATGTCAGAAACAGTAGATATTTGTTTAAGAGATGAAATATGATCAGATAAGTATGTTGCTCCATACTCACGTTCCTCAGATTCATAATATTGTTTTAGAAAATCTATAAAAAGTGGATTATCTGCTTGTATGAAGTCTGGTATTTGACTACCAAGAATATTTGAAATTTTAACTTTTTTATCTAACATCTGTTACCTTGTATATTTTTTGTTGCTAATGAAACTAGATGGTGGGTTATAGTTCGTTCCAGAAACATTGGAACCAGAAACAAGAACGTCCTCCAATAAGTTGAGTTTGCTGTTTCCCTTAGTATCTAGCACAATATAAAGGTTCTCTTTTGCCACAATATCATTAGATTCAGGAGTAATTTCAATTTCAATCTTTTCAGCTAGAGATGTAGACGTTATATTAACTGGAAATAAATTTATTTCACCTCTTATGTAATCTACAATTCCAGCATTATTATTGATATAAGTAATTGTTCCACCATCAATTACAAAAAATTTAATTATTCCAGTAGTTTGATTATTATCTGGGAAATCTGTCAAATATGCGTCCCCATCAACTCCTTCAATCTTAAATGCAGAAGAACGAATATTAAATCCCTCTAAATCAGCATGAAATTTATTTCCATAACATATTTCATATGTCGATAATTGGTTATATAAGGGTTTCAAATCTCTTCTCATTATCAGTTTAGTAATATTTGAAGTTATTCCAGTATCAACTCTGTCAATTTGTGCAAGCAACTTACTATATTTTAATCTTCCACCAAAGGAGTTAATATCTGAGGATTTTGCATAAGTCTCAATTGAGGATAATATTCGAGATTGTAAATTTAATTCATCCGAGATGAATCCAGAATCATATGCCACAGTTGAATCAAACTCTACGTACAAATACTTTAAATCAAGAAATTCTTGTTTAATGCCAGCTACTGTATATTTCTTTAAATCATTTTTAATTGAATCTTTGACTACAGCAGATAAAACTTCACCGTTTTTTGGTTTAACGGTAATATATACTTTTCCAAATTCTGGTGGGTCAAGCTCTTCTCCACCGTATGCACTTACAGAGTCAATATTTGGGTATAAAAAAGGTATCAGACTCTTATAGTCATTTGGCGTAACTGCCCTGTACTGCGACGCATAGACCCTTGGAGCAAGGTATTTTATGTTATCCACAGATTCTATCGAATCTCCGTTTTCCGACCTCTGTGTAGTCGTTAAGATGGATATACCACTTGTTATATCTTTCTTTACACCTCCAACATTATACGTTAATTTTCCAGAAAAGTTGAAATTAGCAGCATTATTACCATCTATTCCATTTGTAACAATATAACTAACTCTTATTATAGATCCATTTGCTGGTTTTTTTCCTAGAATGTTGTCACCAAACATAATTTGGTATCTTTCATCATCAATTTCTTGAAAAAGAAACAACCTTGACTCAGAATTTACATCAAAAATGTTTGTATATGCATTATAGACCTGAGTTGAACCACTTTCTTCAACTTCAACACGAATTGAAGAGGTATCAATATTTGCATTTGGTAAAATATACCTTTGATTAGCCTGTGATCTGTCTACTCTAAAGGTTTTTGTTAGATAATTGCCTTCATAGATTGAAATATTGCTAAAATTTGCTATTCCTCGACTATTTGGTGTTGCAGTAATGTCATCAGGAATTGAAAATACGTAATTTCCACCTTGAACTGATCCTAATGCAACTAAACCCTTGTTTAACTTTATAGTATTTGCCCCAGAGGGTGCATTTACATTGAAATTTATCTTTGCAACTGCAGATTTTTTTGATCTTGGTACATAACCTATATTTCTTGCTAATGATACGACATTTTCACGCAAAGTTGCACTGTCAATGAAGGATTCATTAACAGCCATATTCGTATTATAAGAAGTTATGTATGAATTATATGCTAGAGTATCAATTAAAATAGAAAAATTGGATCCCTCAAAGTCAAAATCAGAAAAATCTGAGTTTGCTCTCAAATAATCTTTAATTTGAGCTCTTAAAGTATTAAAATCAAGGTTAGTAAACTGTGTAAATGACATTATATCCTAGTCGGTTGAAGTAAAAATTCGATATTTTGTGTTGGAAATGGTAATCCTGTAATTTCATACTCAATTCTTATCTGTAACTCATTTGAATCAATTATAGAATCAATTAAAACGTTTGTTAATCGTATTCTTGGCTCAAAGTTTTTGAGTAAAACAGAAATTTCCCTTTCTAAAAATGATGAAATGTCATTTAAATTCGTTTCAAACAACGAATCTTCGATTGATGTACCCAATAAATCATTAAAAAATCTATCATTGATGCGTGTTCGACATAAATTAACAACTGATTTCTTAATTGCATCCTCATTTTTCAGCACAGTAACGTCATTTGTCACTGGATGCCGACTAAATGACAAACTAATGTCTTTAAATGCACGAGAAATTTGAACTGCCATTCAATTTGATATATTTTTCCTAATATATCTATAAGGGTTTTTTAAGTAATAAGTTTATTTATCCCAACTCTGGTTCAATATTGATTTCTCCACCACCAATTAAGGTATCATTTTCTGTTTTTGCTCTTTCTTTTGCTGTTTTCCAGAAATAATTCTCTTCTGAACCCAATCCATCACGATCATGACCGTTTTCCACCTGATAATACACGGTTGAAACCTTAAAATCAGGAATCTTAGGTGTCTCAGGAGTGATACTATTGTCATATATCCTCATTCTATTGTTTGGATAGAGACAAAACTGCCCATTATCAAGTTCTAGGAGGTTATGACTCTTATGTTCAGCTGGTTGTTCACTTGTTGAGTAGTCAATTGCGTCTACATCCTGATGATAATTGTCTAAAGTGCAAATATACGTACCAGTTTGCGTTCCATAGTC